CGTAAAAATTGTAAGTCCTGGAAGTTAATCGGTTGGCTATTTTCACTTGACTTTGTAGCTACTGATTTATTTCTATATTTAAAAAGCATTGAAGCTGAACATTCATACATAGTCCATTGTAGCATACTCGGTGCTATATAACTGTCAAGTAAAGTAACCTCATCAGCATTTAAAGTTCCTGCAGTAATTTTGTTTTTTAGATCTTCATAAAAAGGCGTACCTAAAATTGGGTGTATTCTCAATTCTTGAGCATCACGAATACTCGGCAATATCAATCTAACATCTACATTTTCATCAATTAATGAGTTGTTTTTTATATAGGTTTCTGAAACAAATAAAACTGCCATTTTTCTTTTTTTTTGAGGGGTTATTATCTTTTAATTCGTACAACTTTTTGCTCCCAAATATGTCTACAAAATGGTCTGTGTACAACCTCTTCATTTGGGTTTATTACTTCGCCCTGTTCATTTCGTTCTCTTGGAATTGTATACCAACCACCACGCTTCGTAAAAATATCAAGTCCTGTCCAACCAAAGCCATTTCGTAACATCTTTAATTGGTCCAATGTATACATTCTGCCAAGACCTATCATCTGAATACAAAAAGGTCTTGAAGTATCTATTAATGGTTGTTGTCCTTGTATTCTAAATTCAGGGGCCAAGTCATATTTATAGACAACAAATATTTCTTCAGTAGGCATTTGAATTGTAGTTTGTGCATCTTCAGTTGGAAGAAAATCCCTGTCTAATGCGCCTATGTCCTGTAATGATTGTAGGATCTTATTAACTTCAACTGCTTCAATATTTAATGCCTTTGAAATTTCACTTATCGGCATTGACGGATTGCCTTTAATTAAATCAAGTATTTGTTTTTCAGACTCTCGTAATACTCTGCCCAATGAAAATGAGAAGTTGCTCAAGAAATTATGTTCTAACATTTCAGCATCTTCAATACAAGTAATCGGCTCATTAAAAGTATCTAACACCTCAATCTCACTTTCTCGGTAACCTACACCTCGTAGCTTATCGAAAATATATTCATCTGTTTGATCATCCATTTGAACTCGTTCCCTTGCTTCTAGTGGTGGAAGTCCTATTTTTTCACGAATTTCATTTTGTGTCATTACGCCAATAATAGCTTGTTCACTCAATGCTTTTTGTACAGGTTCGATTTTAGTTATTCTTAAGACTTTCGGAAGTCCATTGAAATTGATTAATTCATTAAAGATCTCATTCAATATTTCTTGTTCAGGATCAATATATAAATTCTGATAGAGCTCTGCAGCAGTTCTTAATTCATCTGCGTTGTTTCCCAATCCTGTAGTATCTTTAATTCCGAATAGCATTGGACTTGTAACACCGTGAGCAGTATAGATTTCTTCGCGTATTTGTTTATTCAGATTGATGAAACGCTCATCTTGTCCGTTTACTGGAATTGGAATAATTTGAGGGTGGTCTGAATTTTGATCCGTAAAACTCAATAAGGGTTTGCCTGCATTATCTGTTCCTGTCGCATAGTCTTTAAACCTACGTTCAATGTCTTCCATTTCTTCAGGTGTCGGCTCGCCATTGTTAAACGATACGACATAACCTGCCGATAAATTATTTTTGATGTTTTGTAAAGTAAAATTCGCTATTTCACCATCTGCTTCTAAATAAGGAACAGCAGAAACATAATCGCCTAATGGATAAATCTCCAGGTCAGGTCGATACTCCTTATAATAGATAATATAATTTGTACTTGTATTTATTTTATCATTAAACGGAAATATTTTTAATGTCTTAAAATCATCATTATCTTCAGGACTTCTCGCCTTCCAATCATCCGTATAGTAATATGTTTCTTCGTCAAGTGTAGACTTTCTTACATTCGCAAAATTAATATGATCAACTGCGGCTATCTTCTTATCTGAATTGACCATAATCTGTAAACAAAATCCACCATACACCTTCTTGTCTTTTACGATTTTACATAATAGATCATTCATATTTTCATCCTCATTCGGATGCCTTAAAAATGCTTCAACTTGAGCTTTCTCGGAAAATGTTACATTTCCGTTTATTGCAAATCCTTTACCTACAATAAAGTTTGTTTTCGCATTAATAATAGTTGCGTGTTTACTACTTTCATTATATAGCTTCGTAAGAAAATCAGGATAGCAATTCTTATAAGGTCGTTCACTTCCATACTCATACCAATCGCCTTTTCTACTTTCTTTGAAGGTTGGCAGTTCGTACCCTTTATTGAAATTTAATGTGATTAATTTTACACTCATCTTATGACGGATTATATACTATGTTTGTTGAAGGCGATACTGTATGCTCTGTAAAAGCATCATCAAATTCATCAGTCGTATCTATTAATTTCATCTTGCCTGTTTCTACAACTCCATTTGCGTTGTTAGGATCTAGGTTGCCGATTGTAGTTTGCTGATATATTTTATATGAATAATAACCACCCTGACCTAAAATTAGACTTCCATTTAAAGCATCATTTACACCTTCTGTAAATGTAAACTTGTCATAACGATTAACATTAGTCGATGTATCAGCTATCGTACAATAATATTTTACTTTTGTACTATCATTCTGAAACTCAAATAAGTATTCAAATGTACCTGTCAATGTTGTTTTTTCCCAAAGAGTTACTACAAATGAAACAGAAGCATTTTTAGTCAGCACTATCATTCTTTTTTTTCTTTTTTGGCTCAAATACATCTGCGCCTAATTTCTTTAAAATAGTCTTGTTTTCATCTTTAATTTCGATTTTAAAACCTTTTCCGTTCCAAATTTGTCCGATTAATTCCTTTTTAAGCATAATATATGATTTATTTAATATATGTGAAATATATGAAAAATTAAAAAAAAAGGGTGCATAAAGCACCCTAAACAAAAGAAAAGTATATATATGAAAGCAAATTAAGTGCTAATTGTTAGTCCTGCTACAACTGTACTATCAACTTCATAAGGTGTTTCAGGTTCTTTTGACATAATCTCTATATCATAACCATTTCTGTCACCATAAGCAGTTCCAGTATTCGCAACTAGTGATTGACCTTCAGCGAAGTTTTGGAAACCAAGTCCCCAATAAACACCGTTGTTGTCTTTTACAATAGCTACAAGTTGACCAAGTACCATTAATTTTAATTCGTTACTTTTTACAGCAGAAAATTTATTAATTGAAAAAGCAATAACCCCTTCACTGAAGCGAGTACCATTAGCAGGTTCAATCGTAGTGGTAGCAACTACACTACCAACCTCTTTTTTTAATTCGTATTTTCGCCAAGTAGATCCTCCGTCTGTGATAGCAGTAACTTCGTGTGAAGCAACTGTATAAGCAGTTACTGAAGCCCTTTCCAATAAATAAAGTTCTTCAATACCACCGACACTATCGGAACAATCTCTTGCAAAACCTGATGCTAAATTACAAGCCATTTTTTATAGTTTTTAAAAGATTAATATTACGCTATTTTTAATTTACAAGCTTCAGTTGGAAATGCCCAATTAATACCTCTACGGAATGCAAAAGTAGTTTTGAAAATTCTGTCATTAGGATCATACCACGCTCTGTAGTCATTCGCTTCTTCGTCAGGTAAATCAACACCGATAACGATGTTAGAAGCTCTTGTTAAATAAGCAATAACGTCTCCTGTAACTGCGCTGTTCAATCCTGAAAGTCCAACAGTTCCAATTACTGTAACTTGTGGAAAACCAATTAAAGGTAGTTCATTTCCAGGTTGACCATCTACTACATAATGGAAATAATTTCCGTCTGCAATTGCTCTTTGATACATAAGGAACAAATCCATACCTAAAAAGATCTTAATATCATCTGCATCTGTGATGTCTTCATCCATATTTTCAGCTAAAGTTGAAAGTGATGCGATAATTGTAGATGCAGTTTGAATACCTGCGGCAGGGCAAGAAACATCAACAACAGATGCGTGTTGTGCTCCTAATCCTGCATAAGATCCTGCTCCTGCAGTTCCAGTCCAATCTAATATCTCTAATTGCTTTTGCAGTTTAGCAA